GGCCTGGGGCCGTGCCAGTTCACCGTGATGGGCGAGGCCGCGAGAGCCGAGTTGGAGGCGCGCCGGTGAACTACTACCCATTCCACATCGGCGACTACCTGAGCGCGACCCGGCATTTGAGTTGGGAGGAGGACGCTGCCTATCGGCGACTGCTGGACACCTACTACACCACGGAGAAGCCCCTGCCAGCCGAAGTTAGGGCTGTTTGCCGCTTGGTTCTTGCCACAACAGATAGCCAGCGTGAGGCAGTCAAGGTGGTGCTGGAGGAGTTTTTTGAGTTGACAAATGACGGCTGGAAAAACGGCCGGGCGGATGCCGAGATAGCCGAAATGCAGGCCAAGCAACAGAAGCAACGCGACAAGGCAAACGCGCGGTGGGACAAGCAGCGCGCGACACCCGGCATAAGCCACACAACAGAACGCGGCATTGCATCGGCAATGCCGCAGCACAAAGCAGCAGATGCCGCGGCATCAATTCCAGATGCAAATGCAATGCCACCAACACCAACACCAACACCAACACCAATAGATATTAGCCCGGAGCCCTTTCGGGCGTCCGAGCCGGTGTCGAGCTTCGCAATCCCACTGGTCGACAAAACCGAGTACCGGGTGACAACCCGAGAGCTTGACGAGTGGCGAAGGGCATACCCGGCGGTCGATGTCGAGCAGGAGTTGCGCGAGATGCGGGTGTGGTGCATGGCGAACCCGACCAAACGCAAGACTCGCCGAGGTGCGCCCGCCTTCGCGGTCAAGTGGCTGGCCAAGGCTCAGGACACCCCGAGCCACCACCGCCGCGCCGCATCGCAACAACCAACCGGCGACTGGACGGGAGGCGCGCTGTGATCTCTGCTCAACCCTGGTACGCCACCAATGCCCGCAGCCTGCTGGACCTGCGCCAACGCGGATCCCGGCCCGCGGAGCCGGTCGTCGTCACGCTGGTCGGCGGCGATTTCCACGACATCGCCCAGATCGTGCTCTACGCCCGCCAGGACATGCCCGCCGAGCGGTTGGACTGGCGCATGCTGGTCGATCTGGAGGTTTGGCTGTGGGCAGGCCCAGCCGCCCCGATGGGCTGGATCGCAGAGACGGCATGGCGCATCGCTCAGGCCAGGCCCCGCGAGTTGCTGATCCGCTGGGAGAGCGGCAGCAGGATCCACGACATCAACCTGGGCAGCGGGACGCACCGACCAGCGGCGGCCGGACTTCCACCCGAGCACCGATTCTGGTGGCTGCCGATGAACGTCGGCGGCACCTTGATCGGCTACCGAATCCTCAAGGCCTTGAAGGCCGCACATTCCCCGGAGACACTGCTGTGAGCGAACTCATCAGCGATTCTTTCGACTTCGATTCGTACTTCGCCGAGCAGGACATTGACGCCGCGAAGGTCAAGCCAGCGTCGAGTTGGGCGCAGGCTGTGGTGGACCGCTTCCATGGTCCTGGCGCAGCGAAGAACTGGACACCGACAGGGTTTGCCAAGAACGCCGGAAAGTTCGACATCCGACCCGGCGAGGTCACGATCTGGGCGGGAGTGAACGGCCACGGGAAGACCACGCACCTGAGCCATGTGATGCTGAACCTGATGCACGCAGGGCAGAAGGTGTGCATGGCCAGCTTGGAGATGAAGCCGGCCGAAACGATGGCCAAGATGTGCCGGCAGGCTTCAGGATCTGGCAACCCGGCCATTGGCTACATCCGCGACTTCCATCGCTGGACAGATCGCAAGCTGTGGATCTATGACCATGTGGGCCGGGTCGCTGCGCAGCGCATGCTGGGGGTGTCTACCTACGTCCGCAAGGAACTGAAGGTGGACCACATCGTCATCGACAGCCTGATGAAGTGCGGCCTGGGCACCGACGACTACACCGCGCAGCGTGATTTCGTGGACGGCCTGTGCGCTATCGCCCGCGACACCGGCCTGCACATCCATCTGGTCTGCCACATGCGCAAAGGCGAGAACGAGCGTATGGCGCCGGGCAAGTTCGATGTCAAGGGGGCCGGCGAGATCACTGACCTTGTGGACAACCTCGTCATCGTCTGGAAGAACTTGCGCAAGGAGGAAAAGACAGACGACGAACCAAAGGACGGCAAGCCAGTAGAGGCGAAGAACCCAGCCGATGCGTTCGTGCGGATCGCCAAACAGCGGCATCACTCATGGGAGGGGAGCTTCGCGTATTGGTTTGACCGCGACAGCCAGCAGTTCCTAGAAACTGAGTGGGCCCGACCAACCTTTATTGACGCGCAGCAGGAGGTCGAGTGATCACGATCGGCATCGACCCCGGCCTCTCCGGCGCCTGCGCGGTGCTGGACCACAACGGCCTGCGCGTGGTGTTCGACCTGCCCACCATGCAGATCCCCAACGTGGGGACCGTCGCCCTGGTGCAGCGCAAGGTCGACGGCCTGGCCCTGGCCGGCCTGCTGCGCCAGCACATCCCTCCCGGTGAGCCGGTGACCGCGGCTGTCGAGGCGGTGTCGGCCATGGGCGGCAAGAACAACAGCATCCAGACGCAGGGCAGCCTGATGCGCACGCTGGGCGCGATCGAGGCGGTGCTGGAGTGCTTTCGCTATCCCGTGGTCTATGCCTACCCGCAGATCTGGAAGAAGTTCTACGGGCTGATCGACCCCAATGCCAAGGACTCCCAGCGCAAGGGCGCGTCCCTGGTCAAGGCGCGCGCCCTGTACCCCGGCTGCACCGACATCGCCCGGGCCAAGGACAACAACCGCGCCGAGGCGATCCTGATCGCCCACTGGCACATGAGGACAACCGAATGAAAGCCTATATCGCCGGCCCGATGACAGGGCGCAAGGATCTCAACTTCCCCGCCTTCCACGCAGAGGCCAAGAAGTGGCGCGACCTGGGCCACGAGATCATCAACCCGGCCGAGCTCAACCCGGATCCCAATGCCGACTGGCACGAGTGCATGCGCGCCGACATCGCCGCGCTGGTGACCTGCGACACCATCATCCTGCTGCCTGGCTGGCAGCAGTCGCGCGGCGCGAGCCTGGAGCAGCACATCGCCGAGCGGCTGTCGATGGTGCAGATCGAGGCGACCCCATGACCATCACCCCGATCGCCGCCGATCTTCTGATGTCCCAGCACCAGGTACAGCGCCTGATGGCGATGCGCCGGCACTTCCTGCGGTATCAGCCGCCGCCAACGCTTGAGTTCTGGGACGGGTGGGCGTGTGCCATGGCGGCACAGCTGGATCACGTCGACCTGTTGCAGTCCGCGCTGGCGGCCACCGGCCGAGCCGCAAACGATGCGCGCGTGGAGGTCCCGGCGTGAGATTCTTTACCGGCCTTCACCAACCAAGCGATGCGCAGCACTTCGATGCTGCATTCATCAGTGTCAACCGCCTGCGCGACCGCAAAAGGCCGTTTGTCGTGGGCGACTGGATCATGGACAGCGGGGCGTTCACCGAAATTTCCACCCACGGGCGATATCGCCACGATGTTTCGGAGTACGCAGCGCAAATCAGGCGCTGGTCGACCAATGGGAACCTGCTGGCTGCGGTCGCTCAGGACTGGATGTGCGAGACGTTCATCTTGGTCAAAACCGGGCTGACCGTCCAGCAGCACCAGGCCAACACCATTCAGCGGTACGACGCACTCTTGGCCGAGAACACAGGCGTCTACATCATGCCGGTCCTGCAGGGCTTTGAGCCCGAGCAGTACGTGCGCCACATGGTCAACTACGGCCCACGCCTGACGCGCGGAATGTGGGTAGGCGTTGGGTCGGTATGCAAGCGCAACGGGGATCCGCGCGCCGTGGCATCCGTTCTGCACGCAATAAAGCTCGCCCGTCCCGATCTGCGCCTGCACGGGTTCGGCCTAAAGACCACGGCGCTGGCTGACCCCTTGGTGCGGTCGCTACTTGAAACGGCCGACAGCATGGCGTGGTCGTTCGCAGCGCGCCGCGAGGGCCGCAACCCAAACAACTGGCGCGAGGCGGTCGCATGGACGCACCGCATTACCAGCCGCCCGGTGCAACATCTGCTGGACCTATTCAAAGGGGTCCCGGCGTGATGCTCGTGCTTGTCCCCCAAGGCCGCGGCAATTGGGCCCCCATCACGGTGGCCATCGAAGGCCGCCACGCCATCCCGCTCGCGTTCCGCGTGGGCGACCTGTTCATCCTGGCGGATCGGGTGTTTCGGATCTCAAAGGTGTTGCCTTGACATGGCTCTACATTCCATCGAACTGTGCGCCGGCGTCGGCATGCTCGGCGAGGGCTTCCGCGCCGCATGCGAGTTTCACGGCATCGAGCACCGAACCGTTCTGTACGTGGAGCGGGAAGCCCCTGCAGCCGCGCAGCTTGTCTGCCTCATGGAAGCGGGAGCCCTTGATCCGGCGCCTATCTGGTCTGACCTGCGCACCTTCAATGGCGCAGCTTGGCGCGGATGCGTGGATTTTGTCATTGCTGGCTTCCCGTGCCAGGACCTCTCAATCGCGGGGCGCCGGGCCGGCCTTGACGGCGCGCGCAGCGGGCTGTTCTTCGATGTCCTCGACATTGCCGACGCTTGCGGTGCGCGCGGCCTCGTTCTGGAGAACGTCAGCGGCATCGCTTCTGCCACCGCCGCCGTTGTGGACGAAGCCGAAGGCGAACTCGAAGAACGCGCGGCCGCCCGCGTCCTGGGAGAACTGGCCGACCGCGGGTGGGATGCGGAGTGGATCACTCTTTCAGCGTCCGATGTGGGCGCCAGTCATGGCCGAGCCAGGTGGTTCTGCCTTGCATGGCGAGTGGTTGACACCGAACGTGCCGAGCGGGGGCCGCAGCGTGTCGGCGGAACTGGTGGCCAGCAAGGGGACAACCCTGGATGGCGACAAGAAGACGGTCGGGCTGGAGTCGCAGACAAAACACTGGATGACGCCCAGCGTATCGAACAGCCAGGGCAACGAGTACACCCGGGACCGGGGCCAGGAGGGCCAGGAGCGGCTGACGCTTACGGGGCAGGCATCGCACTGGCCCAGCCCGAATGTGCAGGATGCCGAGGCTGCTGGCGGCCAGGGTGCGATCGGCCGGGGAACCCGGGGCGAGACGCTGCACACGATGACGGCCCAGTGGCCCACGCCGGCCAGCCGGGACTTCCGCACCCCGAACAGCCAGGAGAGCCAGGAGAGCCGCACGATCCATGGCGGGGAGCAGCTGCCCAACTTCGTGGAGCACCACTTTTCGCACCCGGTCCTGTCGACCCTCGATGGCCGGGAATTGTCGCCGCCGCCCCCTGGCTTTCCCCTGCCGTTGCACTTGATGACGGCAAGCGACGACTCAACCCAAGATTTGCCGAGTGGCTCATGGGATGGCCAATCGGATGGACGGAGAACCTGAATGAGCAGACCACCACTACCCCTGAACCAGATCACCCGGGCGACCGTGCACAAACGAGCGCAGCGCGCGGTGCCGCTGAATGGCGCCAAGTGCTCCAAATGCAGTTGCAGCATTGGTTTGGCCCGCCACCACGAGGACTACAGCAAGCCAACGACGGTGGATCTCCTGTGTGCCAAGTGCCACCGCCAGCACCACGATCAGTTGCCGATGGTCGCGTGCCAAGTCTGCGGAACAGCCTTCCAGCCGAGCCGCACGCGCCGGTCAACCCTCTGCGGCTCCCCGGATTGCCGGAGGGAGAACGGGAGGCTCAGTGCCGCCAAGCGATGGACAACCGAGCGCACCGACTCCGACAAGTCGGTAACGGGGTAGTTCCCATGTGTGCAGCCGTTGCATTTGCGGAGCTACTGCGAAGGGCAGGCCTGACATGACCAAGGTCCACGTTTACAAGGACAACGACGGCCGCCTGCGCGGGGTGAGCGCGGAGGACGAGCGCAACCAGCGCCGCTGGAAGAAATTCATCGACAGCCTGGCGCCCGGCGAGCAGGCCGAGTACGACTTCACCATCCCGCGCGACCCCAAGCAGAGCGCCAAGTTCATGGCCGTGGTGCGCCGGCTCCTGGAGCGCACCGAGGCATTCAGCGAGTTCGATGCCCTGCGGGCCTGGGTCGTGGTGGGCGCCGGCTACATGGAACAGGACGAGTCCGGCGCCTGGGTGGCCAAGTCGCTGGCGTGGAACAACATGGACGGCGCCGAGTTCAGCGAATTGTTCCAGCGCGCCGAGACGTTCCTTTACTCCGACCGAGCCCGGCAGACCCTGTGGCGTCACCTGAACGCGCACCAGCACGCCGAGGCGGTCAAGCAACTGCTGGAGGACCGCCATGGATGACGACACCCCCAACACCCAAGCGCCGGCCGTGCAGGCGGCGGCGATCGTCAATCCTGCCTCATGGCTGGATTTGGGATTCGGCCACGAGGTTCTACTGCTGGAGCGCCACATCGTGCTGGTGATCGACTTCTACCAGGAGCCAGCCCGATGACCCTTGACGACATCCGCCAGCGTTGCGTCCTGCGTGACGGGCACTGGCTGTTCCGCGGCGCCCTGTCGGCCGGGAAGTGGCCGCGCATCTGGGGGCCGGACCTATCCAGGGGCGGCGAACTGCATGCCCAGGTCGGCCGCCGGCTGGTCTGGCAACTGCTGACCGGCAAGGCCATCCCCGAGGGTCATCGCGTATGGGGAACCTGCCGGGAAAACGCCTGCCTGATCCCCAGCCATTGCGCGTGCGGCACCACGGCCCAGTGGGGCGCCTACATGACCGAGAGCGGCATCCACAAGGCCAGCGTCCCGCGCAAGGTCGCCCGCATCGCGCTGGCGGCCAAACGCACCCACCTGAGCGCCGAGCAGATCCTGGAGGTCCAACTGAGCGACGAGCCCGGCATCGTGCTGGCCGAGCGGCTGGGCGTTAGCGACAGCACGATCAGCAAGGCGCGGCAGGGTAAGCACCTGATCGCCCGGCAGGCCGGTGGAGTCTTCGCGGGGCTGATGCGATGAGAAGGACCGGATTCGCCAGGAAGGTCTACACCCCGCCGCCACCGGCACCGCTGCGGCCGGTGGAGCGCCGGGGAACGTATGCCGGCACCGTCACCCTGCAGTTGGTGCCAAAGGAGGCACCCCGGCAGCACAAGGTCTACATGGACCTGGTCCGCGCGATGGCCTGCGCCCACTGCGGTCGCGCGCCGCGCAGCCAGTTCTGCCACGCGGACCAGGGCAAGGGCACCGGAATCAAGACGGACTGCCGCCGCGGCTGGCCGGGGTGCGCGCAGTGCCATCACCTGATCGGCAGCACCGGCAAGCTGGGCCGCGATGAGCGCCGCAGGCTGGAGGCGGAATACGCAGCCCGCACCCGAGCGCAGATCCTGGCCGCCGGCACCTGGCCAGCACGACTTCCAACTTGGACCGAGGACCCACCATGACCAGCACGATCACCACCAGACCAGCCGGCCGCCGAGGCCCGACCGTCGTATCCAATGAGGCCGTCTACCAGTGCTACGTCGACCTGTGCGGCTCCAATCCACCCATCACCGCAACGCGCCAAGTGGTCGCCGACACCCTGAACGTGCCGTTCCGGATCATCGACGAGCACACTGACCGGCTGCTGAAGGCCGGCCGGCTGCGCCGCGTGCTACCAGGCGTGTTCGAGCCGATCGAGCGGCTCGAGAACCGCGCCGTGAGCTTCACGTCCATCCCGGGCGGCGGCGCAAAACTGGAGATCGGTGACCAGATCATCGACATCCTCAACATGCGCGAAGGCTCGATGATCATGGGCCTGATCGACGGGTGGCTGCGCTCCAAGGTTCCCTACCGCGGCATCAAGACCGTGCCAGCAAGGGACAAATGATGTCGCACGCCCCCATTCTCCCCCGCCCGCTGGTGTTCACCAACGGCTGCTTCGACCTGCTGCACGCCGGCCATGTGGACAACTTGACCCGCGCCAGGGCGCAGGGCGCATATCTGGTGGTGGCCATCAACAGCGACGACTCCGTGCGCGCGCTCAAGGGGCCGAGCCGGCCGATCATGCCGCAGGGCCACCGTGTGGCCATGTTGAGCGCGCTGCGCTGCGTCGACCTGGTGCTGGTGTTCCACGACCCCACCCCGATCAAGCTGATCCTGGAGTGCCGGCCCGACGTGCTGGTCAAGGGGTCCGACTACGACCCAGCCGCCGTCGTCGGCGCCGCAGAGGTCACGAGCTGGGGCGGCAGGGTTGTCTGCATCCCCAACCGCCTGCGCTACCTATCCACCACCGCCATCATCGAAAGGATCAAGGCATCATGAGCAACCCCAAGGCCCCGGGCCTGTTTCTGGACCGTGACGGCGTCATCAACGTCACCGAGCCCGGCGTGTTCGTCAACCGTGCGCGCGACTTCCGCCTGTGCACCGGCATCATCCCCCTGTGCCACCACTACGCTGCCCGTGGCCACCGCATCATCGTCGTGACCAACCAAGCCGGCATCGCCGAAGGCCACCTGACCGCGCCGGAGCTCCACCGGATCCACGCGCATATGTCCGGCCTGTTTGCCGATCGCGGCATCCGGCTGGCCGGCATCTACTACTGCCCAGACTACAGCGAAACCCACCGCAAGCCGGCCCCGGGAATGATCCTGGACGCAGCCCAGGAGCACAACATCGACCTGCCGGCATCCACCCTGATCGGCGACCGTGACAGCGACATCGAGGCCGGCCGCAGGGCGGGCATTGGCACCAACATCCTGATCAAGCCCAACCAGGTCGCCGAGCTCCTGATGTAACCCCCGGCAGGCATTGGCCCGCCACCTGATACCGGACACCATTGAGCCTCCCCGCCACGGCAAGGGGTTCCCGCGGCCAGCCACCGCACCACAACCTGGAGATCCGCAATGAAAGCCTTCCGCAACATCCTCACCCTGGCCGTCCTGGCCCTGACCGCCGCCTGCGCCTGGTGCGCCCGAACCGTGGAGGACGCCGCCGTGCTTGTCCGCGGCGGCTACCAGGCGGCCAAGCGCCGCGCCAGCTCCATCCTGATGGCCGGCCTCGAGCTCGCCGCGCGGCCGCGCATGGACCTGGCCCCCCGCCGCGCCCTGGAGCGCGCCCGGGCATTCAAGGCAGCCCGTGAGAAGCGGGATCGCCATCTGATTACCGCCTCTTGGCGCATGTGCCCCTCCACCTGAGCACCCACAGCCGGGCGCAGCCCGGCCACCCCCACCCAGGCCCGCCTCGCGCGGGCTTTTCTATTCCATCGCACCCCTTGCAAAAGCACGCAGTGCGTGCATAATCCTCTCACGCCAGCAAATTCGCTGACGACCGCGCCTCGGGGTACAGGGGCCAGGACAAGATCATGCAAGTCACTCTCACCAACGATTTCCACGGCACTTCCGCGACCGTCCGCCCAGTTGCCATCACCGAAGGCCGCTTTGCCGGCAAGCACATGATCACCCGCAAGACGGCCCAGCGCCTGCAGCGCGCTCTGTGCGGATCGGCAAACTGCGCATGCGGCGGCAACTTCGGCGAGCGTGGCGGCGCGAAGCTGGCCGTGGTCAACGAGGACTATGACCGCAACTACATCATCGACATGGCCGCCAGCAACGTCTGACATGCCCAACCACCCCAACCGAGGCCCTACGGGGCCTTTTTCCAATCCCACGCCTGAGCAGGTCGCCGAAGCCCGAAAAGCGGCGGGAATGACCCAATCCGAGGCCGCGCTGGCCGTTCGCGGCACGATGCGCGCATGGCAGGAGTGGGAGGCCGGCAACCGGCGCATGCACCCGGGGCTTTGGGAGTTGTTTCAGATCAAAGCCAACAGGCTCTGACCGCTCGGTCCAGCACCCACTACCAGCCCGCCCCGCGCGGGCTTTTTCACGCCCGCAATACCCCCGGCTTCGGTGGCTCCAAGCCGCTCCCGTGGGCATCATCCGGCGCAATGCAAACACCAACGTCAACACGTTGACATTCATGGCACGCCGCAAACCCTCCGAACCCATCGACTGGCCACCCATCCAGCGCGAATACTGCCTGGGCCAGATCACCGTGCGCAACCTAGCTGCCACCCATGGGGTGGACGCATCGGTCATTGTGCGCAAGGCCAAGCAACAGGGCTGGATCCGCGACAAGCGCCAGGAGGTCAAGACCCTATCCGAGGCCCAGCTGATCGCCATCGGCCTGGATCCGGAAGGCAAGGGGTCGTCAACGCCGACAACGCCGGACATCCAAGCAGCCGCCACCGCGCGCACCAACGTGATCCTGGCACACCGGCGCGATGCGGTGCGCACCCGCTCCCTGGCCATGACCATGATGGAGGAGCTGGAGGTCATGACCCGGGCCCCCGTGCTGCTGCGCGACCTGCAGGAAACCCTGCGCAAGTGCAAGGCCGGGGAAGACATCCCGCCCGACGTGCTGCAACACGCCGACCACCTGCTGGGCCAGGTGATGACCCTGGACAGCCGGGCCGGCACCCTCAAGACCCTGTCCGAGACGCTCACCAAGGTGGTGGGCATCGAGCGCGAGGCGTTCGGCATCGGCACCCCGGACGACGGCGACAAACCGGCCAGCGGCGACACCGTGGCGCTGACCGGGGCCATGTCAGCCCATGCCCAGCGCATGGAGCAGGCGTTTGCCAAGGCCTCGGCGGCCATCGCCGCGGCATCTACTGGAGTGCAACCAGAATGAACCCCAAGATCCTGGTGGTGGGCGATGTCATGCTCGACCGCTACATCCACGGCACCGTGGAGCGCATCAGCCCGGAGGCGCCCATCCCGATCCTGCGCCGGCAGCGGGTGCAAGAGATTCCTGGAGGCGCCGCCAACGTGGCCGCCAACCTGGCGAGCCTGGGCGCCAGCGTAATGCTTGCCGGGGCGATCGGAGCCGATGCGGATGGCGACATCCTGTGCAGCGCATGCGTGGGAGGCACGGGACTGGGCAAGCAGTACCTGACGCTCAACGCTCCCGGCGGCAAGACCACGGTCAAGACCCGCTACGTCAGCGGCGGCCACCAGATGCTGCGCGTCGACCAGGATGGCACCAAGCCAACCCCGCGCGCGCTGGAGGACATCGAGCAGGCGGTTGCCGGCCACATCGGCAGCGCGCAGGCGCTGATCCTGAGCGACTACGCAGGCGGCGTGCTCGCCGACCCGCAGCCGCTGATCCGCCGCTCCAACCGGGCCGGCGTGCCCGTCCTGGTCGACCCAAAGGGCACCGACTGGGAGCGGTACCGGGGTGCCGCGCTCATCAAGCCCAACCATTCCGAGCTGCGCGCGGTGCTCGGCGACTACGGCCAGACGGAGTTGATGTGCCGCGGCGCAGACCTGATCCGCAGGATCGGCATTGATCGCATGCTGGTGACCCATGGCGCCGGCGGCATGACCGTGATAGACCGCATGGGCGACTACCACCACCAACCAGCCAAGAGCGGCCCGGTGGTGGATGTCACGGGCGCCGGGGACACCGTGCTGGCCGTCGTGGCGTATCTGCGCAGCATTGGCGTCGGCTGGCCCGGAGTGCTCGACATGGCGGCAACTGGAGCCGCAGCAGTGTGCGCCCGGCATGGCACCAGCACCGTGACGCGGCCGGACCTGCCGCACTTGTCCGTGGTGGAGATGGCCCACGCCGCCACCAAGTCTATGAACCAGCTGACGCAGGCGGCAGCATGATGCACCCACATTTCCGGACCGTGATCCAGGCGCTGGGGGATGCGCACCGGGCCACGGTATCGCTGATGGGCAACCAGGCGGTCCTGGAGGCGATTGCCAGCGCCGGCAGCCACATGGGCGCAGCCCTGCGCGCCGGCCGCACCATCTACAGCTGCGGCAACGGAGGCAGCATGGCCGACGCCATGCACTTCGCCGAGGAGCTCACCGGGCGCTACCGCAAGGACCGCGGCCCGCTGGCGGCCACCGCCATCAGCGACCCGACGCACCTGACATGCGTGGCCAACGACTACGGCTTCGAGCACGTCTTCTCGCGCTACATCCACGGCCACGCCTACGCCGGGGACGTGCTCCTGGCCATCAGCACCAGCGGCACCAGCGCCAACGTCCTGCGCGCCATCGAGGCGGCGCACCGCTGCGGCATGACCGTGGTCGGGCTGAGCGCGGCCGGATTCCACGGCGCGCTGCATGCAGATGACTACGACATCGCCACCGGGCCGGCCGGCAGCACCACCGACCGGGTGCAGGAGCTCCACATCAAGGTCATCCACATCCTGGTGCAGTTGATCGAGCGCGTGGCGCTGGGCGTCGAATGAGCACAGCCACAGCCGAAAAGACCCCCGCCGCACTGGCCCAGGCCATGCTGGACCGGCACCGGCCGGCCCTGATGGCTGCGCCGTTCGAGATGCTGTCCGAGCTATGGGGCACCATCGAGGCGGCCTACGGCATGACCGGCATTGCCTGGCTTGGCCGCAACGACAGGTACTTCATGCTGGTGCGCCTGCTGCATCGGCTGGACGCCATCCACCCATGGCTCTACGCCCGCTGCCGCGAGGTCGAGCAGGATCCCGATGGCTACCTGGACCTGTGGGCCCGCGAGCACTACAAGTCCACCATCATCACCTTCGCCGGCATCATCCAGGAGATCGCCCGCGACCCAGAGATCACGATCGCCATCTTCAGCCACACCAAGCCGGTGGCCCGCAAGTTCCTGGCGCAGATCAAGAAGGAGCTGGAGAGCAACGCCGAACTGCCGGCGGTCTATCCGGACGTGTTCTGGGCCGACCCGAAGCGCCAGGCCCCGCAGTGGTCCGAGGACAAGGGCCTGATCTGCAAGCGCCGCACCAACCCCAAGGAGAGCACGATCGAGGCCCATGGGCTGGTCGACGGCCAGCCGACCGGCGCGCACTTCGCGCTGCGCGTTTACGACGACGTGGTGACCCTGGAGTCCGTCAACACCCCCGAGCAGGTGCAGAAGACCACCACGGCATGGGAACTGTCCGACAACCTGGGCGCCCGGGGCGACAACGGACTGCTGCGCGCCTGGCATGTTGGCACCCGGTACAGCTTCGCCGACACCTACCAGACCATCATCGACCGGGGCGCGCTGAAGGTGCGCATCTATGCCGCCACCGACAACGGCCTGATGGATGGCCGGCCGGTGTTCCTGTCTCCAGCCGCATGGGCCGACAAGCGCCTCAAGCAGTCGGATGCCGTGATCGCCTGCCAGCAGCTGCAAAACCCCGCAGCCGGCACCCAGGCGATGTTCCACAAGGACTGGCTGCGCTTCATCGACATCCGCCCGGCCACGCTCAACGTCTACATCATGTGTGACCCGGCCAACTCGAAGAAGAAGGAGTCCGACAACACCGCCTTCGCTGTGGTCGGGGTGGACGCGGCCGGCAACCGCTACCTGCTGGACGGTTTCCGCCACAAGATGGGCCTGAAGGAGCGATGGGAGGCGCTGCGCGGCCTGCGCCGGGTCTGGATGCGCCAGCCAGGCGTGCAGATGGTCAAGTGCGGCTACGAGCGGTATGGCATGCAGGCCGACCTGGAGTATTTCCAGCTTGAGATGATCCGCGACGGCGAGGCCTTCGAGATCGTTGAGCTCTCCTGGACCAGCGACGGGGCGAAAGCCAAGGACGACCGGGTGCAGCGCCTGCAGCCCGACTTCAAGAGCGGCCGGTTCTACCTTGCCATGGTCTGCCAGCGCAAGGTGCCGGCGCTGGACAAGGCCGGCCGGCCGGTGCTGGGTGCCGACGGCAAGCCGATCATGGTCATGGAGCCCTACGAGACGGCCAATCAGCGCAAGGTGCGCGAGGGCGGCCAGGCCTTCCGGATCTTCCAGCCGGTGCGCGCGCGGGACCACGAGGGCAACGTCTACAGCCTCAACAAGGGCTTCCTCGATGAGTACCTGACCTACCCATTCTCGGCCAAGAAGGACCTGATCGACGCCACATCCAGGCTCTACGACATGGAGCCTGTGCCCCCGGTCCTGATAGACGAGTCGGCCCTGGAGCCCGAGACTTTCGTGGACTGATCACCAGGAGCAGCAACCATGGCCACCGCACCCCCCAGCCAAGACCCCAGGACCGTCGTGCGCACCAGCACCGCGCTGTGGAGCGAGATCGTGCGCGGCGTGCGCGGCACGGATGACGTGCTCACGCCGCACGACCCGGCCTACCAGTGGAGCAACGGACGCACCCACTACGAGGTCAAGCCCTACGGATGGACCCAGGATGTCACTTAGCCTTGCCGACTTCCGCCAGCGGGCCATGGTGGATGCCTATGTGCCACCGGATGGCTACGACGGCCTGCCCGACTCCATCAAGGCCATCGTCAGCCCCAAGGAGTACGCCTGGCTGTCGGACCCCGAGAAAGCCCGGCTCGTGCAAGACCTCACCGAACCGGACCCCGAATCATGAACACCGAACACATGGTCACCGCCGACCCCGTCCTGCGCGCCAATGACGAAGTCATCGCCAAGGAGGTCGCCGAGCTGCTGCTGGCTACCTACCCGGGCTACCTGTGGGCAGTCTCCATCGACAGCCGCGACAGCGTGGGCATGCTGGACGTGCGCAACCTGAGCCTGAGCGGCAAGTGGGGATTCCGCTTCCCGCTCAAGGAGTACCTCGACGGCCTGGATACCCGCCGCAAGATCATGCGCGCCGGCGGCGAGATCCTGGAGCGGTACCGCATGCCGCGCCGGACCTTCAGCGCCGACCACTACGCCCACATCCCAACCGACCGATTTGGAAACTTCAAGGCCGACCTATGACCAACAACCCGCAAGCCACGTCCACCACCGCCGGCCGGGACTACCTGGCCCTGGCGCGCGAAGCCTTCAACTCGTCGACCACGTTCTTCGACTCCTCCATCCGGGCGCCGGTGGAGGCCGCCATTCGCCAGTTCCAAGGCGTGCACCCGCAGGGCAGCAAGTACCACACGGACGCCTACCGGTCGCGCAGTCGCCTGTTCCGGCCCAAGACGCGCACCAGCGTGCGAAAGAACGAGGCGATTGCATCCGAAGCCCTGTTCTCCACCAACGACGTGGTCGACATCAGCGCCGAAGACGAGGACAACCCGATCGTTCGCGCATCGGCAGCCGTCAAGAACGCGCTGCTCAACTACCGGCTGCGCAAGAGCATCCCGTGGTTCCAGGTGTCCATGGGTGCCTACCAGGATGCCCAGGTCGTGGGCGTGTGCGTGAGCTACCAGTATTGGAAGTACAACGCCAAGAAGGGCATCGACCAGCCATGCATCGACCTGCGACCCGTCGAGAACATCCGCATCGACCCCGGTTCCGACTGGTGCGACCCGATCAACTCCAGCCCGTATGTGATCGACATGCTGGCCATGCGGGTGATGGACGTTCGGGCCCGGATGAACAACCCGGATCCGACGACCGGGCAGCCGCGGTGGAACAAGCTGGAGGACGCGACGATCCTGGCCGCCCAGCAGTCCTATAGCGACACGACGCGCCAGACCCGCGAGCGCGGCCGCACCGACTCCAAGGACCAGAGCGGCCAGATCAACGAGTTCGCCATCGTCTGGGTGCACCGGGTGATCATGGAGATCGACGGCGAGGACGTCGTCTACTACACCCTTGGGACGCACGCGCTGCTGTGCAACCCGGTGCCCATCAAGCAGGCGTACTGGCACGGCAAGCGGCCCTACGTCATGGGGTCATGCGTCATCGAGACGCACAAAATCTACCCGGACGGCCCGGTCACGATCGCCAAGGATGTGCAGGCCGAGATCAACGAGGTCGCCAACCAGCGCATCGACAACGTCAAGTTCGCCATGAACAAGCGGTACTTCGTGCGCCGCAACCAGCAGGTGGACATCCGCTCAATCACGCGCAACGTGCCCGGCTCGGTCACGATGATGAACGACCCCGATAAGGACGTGAAGATCCAGGAAACCAACGACGTCACGGGCAGCGCCTACCAGGAGCAGGACCGGCTCAACCTGGACTTCGACGACGTCACCGGGTCATTCAGCCAGGCCAGCGTCAACAGCAACCGCAAGCTCAACGAGACGGTCGGCGGGCTCAAGCTGCTGACCAACGACGCCAACCAGATGAGCGCCTACCAGCTCAAGACCTTCGTGGAGACGTGGGTCGAGCCGGTCCTCACCCAGCTGCTGCTGCTGGAGCAGCACTACGAAACCGACGAGCTGGCGCTGCGCCTGGCAAGCAAGGAGGCCGCCAAGCTGATGGAACTGTCCGACGCATCCATGATCGGCGATGCCCTCATGGAGGAATTGCTGGACGCCGAGGTCACGCTGACGGTGAATGTCGGCATCGGCTCCACCAACCCGCAGGACAAGATCAACGCCTTCATGAAGTCCATGTCCAACCTGCGCGAACTGCTGGCCGATGGCGTGCTCGAGCGGTACAACCTGGATGTGGCCGAGGTCATCAAGGAACTGTTCGGCAAGCTGGGCTACAAGAACGGCACCCGGTTCTTCAAGTCCGAGGACGGGCTCACGCCGATGGAGAACGCCATGCGCGCGACCATCCAGGAACTGCAGGCCAAGCTGGCGCAGAAGGTCGATCCGGCCCTGGTGGACGCCCAGGTCCGCAAGCTGGACGCGGAGATCGAGAAGATCACAGCGTCGATCCCGGCCGAGATGGCCAAGACCTTCAAGACCAACATCGACGCATTCTTCGCCAGCCTTCAAGGCGCGCAGATGCTGGCCACGGTGCCGCAGCTGGCCCCCAGCGCAGACCGGCTATCCCAGGCCGCAGGGTACGTGCCGCCGGTGCCGGCCGGCGTCGATCCTGATCTGGTTGCACCCGGCGCGCCGGCCGCAGGGCTGACCCAGAAGGCGATCAAGGACCCTCGAACCGGCATCGAGTTCACGCCTGGCGGCGCGGTGGCCGGCGACACCACGCCCACCACGCCGGCCAGCCCTGAGCAGGCGCGCAGCGCCGTCGAGGGATCGAATCAGGGCATCGAGACTGCGCGGGCCGATTGATGAGCGCCGAACAACTCTCACCAAACTCCGAGATCCGGGACCTGTTCAAGGCGGTTGAGCTCGGACTCGACGCGCGCCAGTTCCTGGAGTCCGCACTGGGCAAGTACGTGGCGCAGCGCGCCATGGACGAGATGTACGCCGCCACCCAGGCCCTGGCCGAGGTGGATCCGTTCGACCACAAGGCCATCGTCCAAGAGCAACTGCGCCACCGAGTAGCCTCTGCCGCGCTGTCCTGGCTGGCGCAGGCCATCGAAGCCGGCTCGCAGGCAGAAACCACGCTGATGGCGATGGACACCACCGATTGATCACCAACCGCAACCCCCAACCAGGAGCCACCATGCCACCCCTCGACACCGACACGACCAGCAATGACGCCACCGGGCACGTCCCGTCCGAGCAGGAGGTCGCCAATTCCCCCCGTATGCAGGCCATGGCCGCCATCCGGGTGCGCCGCGACGACGACAGCGACGACGGCGGCACCAACGACCAGCAACTGGCGCTGCAGACGGAGACGGCCCCGCGCGTGCTCTCCGATGGGCTGGACAAGACCCTCGTGCGCGTGAAGGTCGACGGGGTCGAGCAGGAGATCCCGGTGGCCGAGGTCATCCGCTCGTACCAGAAGGATTCCGCCGCGCAGGCCCGGCTCAACGAGGCCGCGCGCATCCTGGAGGAAGCCCGCCGCACCGCCGAGGCCGTGGCAAAACCCCCGGCTCAGGTGGAAAAGCCCGCGCCTGGCGCAGACACTACCGCCAGTCCGACGCCGGAGACGGTGAAGGGATTCGTGGATGCCCTCTTTGAGGGTGACACGGAGAAGGCGGTGGAAGCGTTCACCAAGCTCGGTATCACCACAGGGCGCGCCGATGGCGCCACCCTGGACCTTGAGCAGGTGCAGGCGCAACTGACGCCGGCAATCAAGCAGCAACTGATTGACGACAGTGCTCTGGACAGGTTCGTGAAGGAAAACGCCGATCTGGCGGCCGACCCGCACCTCGTGAGCGTGACCAATGCCTTCATCCAGGAGGAGGTCAACGGCGGAAAGCCGTATGCCCAGGCCCTGGAGGCCGGCGGGCAGCGCACACGGGAATGGCTGGCCTCCATTGGAGCGGCAAAGCCTTCGCTTGAGCGGTCCACGGGTGCTCACCAACCATCAAAGCTGGAGCGCAAGGCAGGTATCGATGAGGTGCCGGCCTTGAACAGGACTGCGAACACCGCGCAGGACGCGCCAGTCACGACATCCACGGTCATTGCCGAGATGAAGAAGGCGCGCGGCCAGGGGTAGCCAAGCTCCCCCGCCTGCCCAGCGTGGTGCCAGCGGTCCCCAACCTTGTAATTTGGGGAAAGCATCATGGCAACAGGTCAAATTTGGGTAACCAACTCGCTGGGCGGGTATATGTATTCGGACAACCTCTCGAAGGTGCTCCGGATGGCAGTGCAGCCCATGGTCAAGTTCCGCCAGTTCGCGGACATCAAGGACGCCGCCCTGCAGGAGAAGAAGAAGGGCGATGCGTTCCACTGGGACGTCTTCTCGGACGTGACGACCCGCGGCACCACGCTGACGGAAACCACGACGATGCCCGAGACGAACTTCACCGTCACGCAGGGCACCATGACGATCACCGAGTACGGCAACAGCGTGCCGTACACCGGAAAGCTCGACGACCTCTCGGCGCTCCCGGTCAAGGAGATCATCAACAAGGTCCTGAAGAACGACGCGAAGAAGGTCTTCGACATCGCGGCCTGGCGCCAGTTCAACGCCTGCGCGCTGCGCGTGGTCCCGGCAACCTCCGGCACGGCGACGGACGCGATCACGCTGACGACCAACGGCACGGCCACCGGCACGAACAACATCGCGCTGCAAACCGGCCACGTCAAGGCGATCGTGGACATGATGAAGGAGCGCAACATCCCGCCCTACATCAAGGACGACTACATCTCGCTGTCGCACCCGTCCACCTTCCGGGCGTTCAAGAACCAGCTGGAGGCGCTGCACACCTACACGGAGACTGGCTTTGCCATGATCCTGAACGGTGAGATCGGCCGCTACGAGAACTGCCGCTTCATCGAGCAGACGTCCATCCCCAAGGGTGGCGCCGCCGACAGCACGACGTTCCAGCCGCAGACCGACACGGCCGACGCCTGGGACAACGCCAAGAGCTCCTGGGCGTTCTTCTTCGGCGACGACACCGTGGCCGAGGGCATCGTTGTGCCCGAGGAGATGCGCGGCAAGATCCCGAGCGACTACGGTCGCAGCCGCGGCATCGCCTGGTACTACATGGGCGGCTTCGGCCTGGTCCACACGGCGGGCAACAACAACGCCCGCATCGTCAAGTGGGACTCGGCCAGCTGATGGCCATCTGCCGCCCGGGTCGCTGGCCCGGGCGGTGCTGATCTGCAACCTTCACCTTCACCAAGGAGCCCATCATGGCTTACGACTCCCCCGAATACGCTGTGCGCCGCGACCAGTCGCACCTGACCGTGGCCGGTGCCACCACCGAAAGCGCCCGCATCATGTCCTTCCAGCGCCTGCGCTTGAAGAAGGTGCACGCCCAGGTGGTGACGGCCGGCACGGCCACGACCCACGCGCTCAACATCTACCACGGCACGACCTCGATCGGCGCGATCTCCATCGGCACGGCGACGGCACACTCGCAGTTCAGTTCTGCGCTGCTGGACCGCACCGTCGAATCGCTGGAGCGCCTGGCGGTGCGCACCGGGGCCGACGCCACCGGCGTGTGCCTGGTCAGCTACGAGTACGAGATCCTGCCGGACGCGGTCAAAACCGCCTGATACCCCCGCACTGCGTTGCACCCTGAAAAGGCCGGGCCTACCATGGGCTCGGCCTTTTTTCATACCCTCACCAGGAGTGCAACATGGACGGCAAGGACACGACGGGCGGCATGTACCGGCCCAACGGCAAACTGCAGGGCGACACCAGCCCGATGCCCAACAAGGGCACCGGCACCGGTGTGACAGACACCTACGGCGCCGATCTGGGGCAGGATTCCTGCAACTGCATCAGCGAGAACATCTCCAGCGCCACGCGCTCGGACGGCATGGAGGCTGCATAACCATGGCCTCGAAACTCGATCGCAGCCGTCCCTACGGCACAGTGCACGGCGGCTCCGGCGTCGTGGTCTACGAGCAGGACGGCAAGGAGTTCGACGGCGCTGGCAACCAGGTGGTCCGCGCCGAGCCGGCACAGGTCCAGGCCTCCGGCCAGCAGGCCGGCGACCCCGGCGCCGAACCCTCTCCCGTCACCAAGGATGCCCAGGGCAACCTGTTCCGCGATGGCGAGATCCTCGACACCGAGGACATGACCGTGGAGACGCTGCGCGCTATCGCCAAGGACATGGGATTGCGCCTGCATCCCCAGACCGGCAAGGCGAAGGTGCTGGCGGCCATCACCGAAGCGGCCGGCCCGGTGGACCAGCTGGCAACCCAGATGGGTGGCTGAAGGTGGTCTGGCGTCCGGAAGACCCGCAGGGGGGTGAAGCCCTGAAGTGCCGCTGGGATGTGGTGCCCTACATCCGCGGCAAGGGCATCGACATCGGCTGCGGGCCGACCAAGGTGCTCCCCCATGCAATCGGGATCGACAGCCTCAAGGACACGGAGTTGTTCGGGGTGCAGATGAAGCCGGATCTCGTGTGCGAGGATGCCACCCAGCTGGCCATCCCGGACGCGGATCTGGACTTCGTGTTCTCGAGCCACCTGCTGGAACACATCCCCGACCCCCGGGCCGCGCTGCGCGAGTGGTGGCGCGTTCTCAAGGTGGGCGGCTATCTGGTTCTGTACCTGCCGCACCGCGACCTGTATCCGCGCATCGGCCAGCCGGGTGCCAACCCGGACCACAAGCACGACTTTGAGCCAGCCGACATCGAGCACCTGATGTACTTGCTCAACCTGGAGCAGGACACCACCTACGACCTGTGCATCGAGGAGGTTCGGGACGGCGGCACCGAGTATTCGTTCCTGCAGGTCTATCGAAAGCGCGACGACATGGGCAAGGACCGGCGCCTGTGCGACCGGCCAAAGCCCGCCAAGACCGCCTGCGTGGTCCGCTACGCCGGCGGCATCGGCGACATGATCCAGGCCAGCGGCATCCTGCCCGAGCTCAAGCGCCAAGGGTTCCACGTCACCATGATGACCACCCCGCGGGGCCAGGAACTGCTGCGCGAGGATCCCAACGTCGACGACTGGGTGATCCAGGACAACGACCAGGTGCCCAACCACCTGCTGCCCGAGTATTGGGCGGTGTGGGAGCGCAAATACGACCGGTTCATCAACCTGTGCGAGTCGGTGGAGGGCACGCTGCTGCCGATTCCAGGGCGCAGCGCGCACAAGTGGCCGGACAACCTGCGCCGCTCGATGCTCAACCAGAACTATGGCGAGTTCGTGGCCCGCATCGCCGATCTTCCCTACGAGAGCGCGGCCAGGTTCTACCCGACACCGGCCGAGGCGTCCGAGGCCGATCGGTACGTGCACAACCTGAGCCGCGGCAAGCCGGCATTCGTGGTCCTGTGGGTGCTGGCAGGCTCCAGCCTGCACAAGACCTACCCCCACATGGACGACGTCATCGCCAACATCGTGGAGGGCATGCCCGATTCGCATGTGATCTTCATCGGCGACGAGCTCTGCCAGATCCTCGAAGCCGGATGGGACAAACATCCGCGCGTGCACTGCCGCAGCGGCAAGACCACGATCCGCCAAGACCTCGCGCTGGCGCAGCGCGTGTCGTGCGTGATCGGCCCGGAGACTGGCGTGCTCAACTCGGTGGCCTTCATGCCGGTGGACAAGGTGGTGATGCTCAGTCACAGCACCCAAGAGAACCTGACCAAGCACTGGATCAACACCTTCACGCTGGCGCCAAATGCACAGCACGCGCCGTGCTACCCGTGCCACCGGCTGCACTACGACTGGACGCACTGCCACGAGGACAAAGCCACCGGCACCGCCGTGTGCCAGGTCGCGATCTCGCCGCGCATGGCCTTCGATGCGGTCGGCCAGGCATACATCAAGTGGAGGGAGCGCGTCGAGTTCCTGTCCAAGCGGAGGATCTGCGCATGAATCTGGACACCCTGATCAAGATCGCGGCCACCCGGGCCGACGATCTGGCCGCCGGAACCCTGTGGAGCCGCGCCGAGTGGATCGAGTTCGCCAACGACGCACAGAACGAGGCCTGCCGGCGCGCGCGGCTGCTGGTGGACTCCACCACGCCCGCGGTGTGCAACATCACCCTGGTCGATGGCACGGACACCTACGACCTGCACGACAGCATCATCTTCATCCGCCGCGCGCGCCTGCTGGACGCCGACGGCACCGGACTGGCGGTTCTACGGCGGGTGCACGCTGACGACCTGGACCGGGAGGCCGGCCCGGGCTGGCAGGAGGAGGTCGGCCAGCCCAGGGCCTACGTCACGGGCCTGGACACCCACGCACTGCGCCCGTTCCCGATCCCCGACACCAGCGACTGGGAAGTGCAGCTTACGGTCACCCGCACCCCGGTCATCCCTGCCAACCATGAAACCTACCCGATGGAGGAGGGCGACGATGTGCCGGAGATCCGCGCGCGCTGGCATCTGGGTCTGGTGAACTGGATGCTGTACCGAGCCTACAGCAAGCAGGACAGTCAGACCTATAACCCCAAGGCAGCCGCGGCGTTCCTGGCGGATTTCGAGGCCGAGTTCGGGAAGAAGTCCAGCGCGATCGACGAGGCGTGGCTAGCCCGGGAGCAGGATCTCACCGAGGTCGAAGGCAACTTCTGATACCCCCGGCAAGAATAGCCAGCCGGCTGCGGCGCGCACATGATGCGCTCCGTGAAACTCACCGACATCGACATCACCAGGACGCGCGGCCTGAACAACCGCGCCGACCCGATGGGCCTAGGCCTGTCCTGGCTGACTGTCGCCCAGAACATCGACGTCACCAGCGAAGACAAGCCGGTGCGCCGCGACGGCTACACCCTGCGCACTGCCGGCACGATCGGCGGTGCCTACTCCACCCGCGGCTTCGAGCGCATGTACTACCTGGATGCCGGCGTGCTCAAGGACGGCAGTGGGGCGGCGCTGGCCAGCGGCATCACCGGGCCCGGGCGCATGTACTGGTGCGAGGTCAACGAGCAGGTCTACTTCAACAACGGCGATCAGGACGGGATCATCACGCAGGACAACCGGGTTTTGCCGTGGTCCTGGCAGACGCCGGCATCACCCGCGATCAGCATCGTGACCGGCGGCCTGCCGCCGGGGCAGTACCGGGTCATCTGCACCCACCGCCTGGCCGACGGGCGCGAAACGGGCCCATCCGATGAGGTAGGCATCGAGGTCGGCGCGGGCGAGGCGCTACAGATCAGCGCGATCCCGCTGCTGGCCGGGGCAACCACCCTGACCTACATCGCGCCGGCGCACAGCCAGGTGTTCCAGCTGGCCTTGTCCAGCGCCACAGCAACAGCCTTGGTCTGGAGCAACTCCCCCGACAGCCTGGGCGTGGAGTGCCCCACGATCGGCATGGACGCACTCCCGGTCGGATCCACCGTGGTGCAGATGTGGGGTGGCCGGGCCTGGGCGGCCGTCTACGACCCCGCGCGCGGGATCACCTACCTGTTCCAGTCGCAGCCGCTGGGCTTCCACCTGTTCGACCTGGAGGACTATTCGGTCATCAGCGGCGAGGTCTTGATGCTGGCGCCGCACGACCAGGGCCTGGTGATCGGCACGCGCACCATGATCGCGGCGATCGACGCGCAGGGGACCCTGACGGTCCTTGCCCCCTACGGGGTGGTCCCGGGCTGGTGCTGGGACTTCGACGAAGACGATTCCATCCTCATGTGGACAGCGCGCGGCCTTTGCCGGGCACTTCCATTCACGAACCTGACAGGTGGGCACCACAGTGTCGCCCCCGGTGTCCAGGCCGGCGCTGCGGTGATTTCCACCAATGGCCAACGCAAGTTCGTTGCATGCCTGCACGAAGGTGGCACGGCATTCAACGCACGCAACTAGGAGCAACCACCATGGCAGCACGACTCTCTACCGGAGCACGCAACCTCTTGACCCAAGCAATGGGTTTCGGAGCCATCTTCAACCGCGGCACGATCCGCATCTACTCCGGCTCGCAGCCAGCCAACGGCGACGCAGCAGTGACCGGCACGCACCTGGGCACGATTTCGGTCGCATCCGGCGCTGTGACGAAAGAAACCCGGGCCACCGGCAGTATTGAACTGACCGGCGGATCCTCCGGCTCGGTCAACACGGTGACGGTCGGCGGCCTGAACATCATCCCCGATGGCGCAGTCGCCTTCAACACCAGCCTGAACCAAACCGCCTCGGACCTGTGCGATGCCATCAACCGCAACGGGATCATGATGGCTTCGGTCAGCGGCGCGGTGGTGACGCTCAAGGGTCGCTACGGCACCGGTGTGACCACGGCGGCGGTGTCTGCAACCCTGACCACCATCACCGCGAGCTACGTCAACATGGGCAGCGGCGTGGCCGGCGTGGCACCGGTAAACGGCCTGATCCTGGCGTCCCCATCCGCTGGCGTGATCGCCAAACCATCCAACCAAATCTGGTCCATGGCAGGTATCGCCACCGGCACGGCCGGCTGGTTCCGGTTCTACACCAGCGATGCCGATGACAGTGGCGCTCTGGTGAGCGGCGCCCCGTACTTCCCGCGGCTGGACGGCACTGTGGGCGTCAGCGGCGCGGATCTGAACCTGTCGAGCATCTCGATCGTCCCGCTGATGCCGGTGACGGTGGATTCGTTCTCCTGGACTCAGCCGGCGAATGCCTGATGAGGGATGGAGCACAAGCTCATCCAGGGCGGGGAGAAGTGGCTTCCCTTCGCCCGCGCCCGCATCCGCACGCTGCGCGCCGTCGGCCTGCAGCATGCGGCGCAATCCTTCACGCTTCCTGATGCGCTGGTGCGCGTCAGGATCGTCGAGGAAGACGAGTTCATCTACATCTCGGGCGGCGACTCGCTGATTCCCATGGACAGCGGCGTGGTCGAGGCGCGGAGCATCGCCCCGGCCAGCCCGCTGGCCTATACCGCAGGCACCTTGCACGAATCCGCTGCAGTCGCCGACTACAACGCGCCGTTCGTGCTCCCCAAGCCCGAGGCGACCTTGCGCGTGAACCCGGCCACCGGGAACGACGGGGAGGCATCTGGCACCATTCGCACCGTCGGCAACCTGGACGGCCGGGTGCCGATCGACGGCGCGCCGGCCAAGTCGTTCTCTCCGCTGCGCGACGAACCGGACTCCACCCTGCTGAACAAGAAGACCACCGCCGTCCTGGTTCCGGCATCGATCTTCACTGGCAGGTGCAGGATGTGGATTCAGGCCCTGTACGGCTCCCACCTGTACCAGGGCGCGGTCCCGCGGTACGTGCCGGAAGTGGTGTCGGAGACAACGGCAGCACCGGCGCTGCGGTTCGAGGACGTCAAAGACCCCGAGCAGACCATTCTGGTGACGACGAGCAGCGGGGTCTACATGGACCCCGAGACGGCAGAGCATTGGCTGATCTGCCCGCAGTCGGGCTCCACGGTCTACATCTACCCCATGCTCCCATCCTTGGCGGCAAAGAGGCTGCGCAGATTCCTGATCCCGCCCTACAGTCTGTCGGACACCGACCGCGAGCACATCGAGACCTACATCCTGTCCCAATCCAGGCCGACCAACACCGGCCGGCAGACGGTGGACACCGGGTTTTCGGTGCAGGCCTACTCGCTGGGTTACGGATGGCACTGGGCCTGGAGCACGGCAAAGGCCGACATCGTGGTCAACGACCAGTTCGCCCAGGACGAGCCCAACTTGAAGTACGCCATGGTGTCGAACCACTACAGGCTGACCATGACGCTGACCAACGGGGTTTGGTCCGGCACGGTCGGCGCCATCGCCGGACCGTCCGAGTGGTGCGCCAACCGGCCGACATGGGTGCTGACGGAGCCCAACTTCGCCAGCTTCGAGCAGACCAAGGTCACACCACAGTTGACCAATGTGTTCGCCTGCAACGCCACCTTCTACGCCTACTACGTGCGCGACGAATTGGTGACGTGCTCGATCTCAGTGTCGTTCCGGCCTGCGGCCACGATCGACGTGCGCGAGGGATGGGGCGCAGCGCGCGGGGTGGCCATCTTCGGCAACCAGACCCGCGGCCTGCTGCCCGGGTATGACGAGCAGGGCACGCAGAGCTCGCGCTGGGAGGCGACCGTCACCGTCGGCGACCAGGTGTTTGGCCCCGTCCCCTATGGTGGCACGGTGTCCGGGTCAACCCTGGAGATCACCAACAAGGTGCTGACCGGCACGTTCATTGCCGGCTTCGGCGCCGCCATGTTCCCGCAACTGGTGGACGAGGGCTATCCCCCCTACAACCGCCTGTTCGAGCCAGTCGGCGTGTCGGATGCCTCGCAGTTCGGCCGCGTGCTCTACGACCACATCTCGGACACCTACACCGGCACGGCCGGCGGCCACATCTTCATGGGCGCCCCTTTCTACGACGCCGAGGCGTTCTTCGTGGATGCCGTGGCCAAAGACACCAAGGCCACCAACCGCACTGTGCAACCCTGGCGCAACGACGACGCGGCTGGTGGGCAATGGGTGCGCGCCAATGAGTGCGTGACGCTGGGTCAGGTCATCTACTACGGGGACGAGGAATGGGGGTTCCCTGCCGGCCTGAACCACGTCCACAACGGCGCATCGGTGGCATCAACTCCTACCGTGGAGACGATCCGATTCAGCGGCCAGTACATGATGGCGCGCGATCAACTGCTGGACTTCCAGATTGAGGCGACGGGGCCATGGATGGACAACGGGAGCGATGTGGCCACGCCGGTCTACATGCTGTCCGGCTCCCAGGTCGGCGACAAAACCCTAGCACATTCCCCCACCAACGATACCGAGTTCGGCATGCCGGCGGCTGAATTTGGGGCCCCGGTCTTTGTCGGCTGGGTCTGAAAGGCAACACCATGGCAATCGACCCGCTCTACTACAACTCGGTCCTGCTGCTGAACTGCGAGGGCACTGACGCATCGACCAGTTTCCCCGACATCAGCATCACGCCCAAGACCGTGACGGCCAACGGCAATGCCCAGGTCGACACGGCGCAGTTCGTGACCGGATCGGCCTCCGCGCTGTTCGACGGAACAGGCGACTTCCTGAGCGTCCCGCTGCACACGGACTTCGACTTCGGCACGGGGGACTTTACGATCAGGGTCAAGGCGCGGTTCGCCAACGTGACCGCAGACATGGCGCTGGTGGGCTACAACGACCCCGCGACGGCCGCAATTTCGACCATCTGCTTTGGCATCCACTTCCTGGGGGCAACCACCGACAAGATATATGCCTTCATTGCCATCGGCGGGACGATGTACGAGTGCAACGGCTTGAGCGCACTGTCGGCCAACACCTGGTACGACATCGAGTTCTCACGCACCAGCGGCGTGATCTACCTGTTCATCGATGGAGCCCTGCAGGAGAGCAAGGCGGCATCTGGGTCCATCAACGCCCCGGCATCGCGCGCGCTGCGCATGGGTGTCTACTCCAACTCCAACCTGCGGTACATGAACGGCTGGCTGGATGCGATTGCCATCGACAAGGGTGTCGGCCGGCACACAACCACCTTCACCCCGAGCACCGCTCTGTTCGAGGCATCCCCACCGGAAGAGGCCAACGCAGACATCACCGCCCCGATGCAGTCCCTGTCGATGTTTGGCGGCGCCAATGCGGCGCTGACTGGCCCGATGCAGGTGGCGGAGTTTCTGGCGGGGGCCAGCGCGGCGATCACCGGGCCCATGCAGACCATGGCGGCGATCGCCAGCACTGGGCCGCAGTCGGAGTTCGCAGGATCCGCCCCGATGGGCGTGCTGGTGGCGCTTGGTGGCGCAAATGCCGCGCTGGATGGACCCATGCAGACACTGAGCGCATCGGCAACCGCCACGCTCATGGGGTTCACTGCGCTGTCCAACCCGATGCAATCCGTGTCGGCCACCGGCCTATCGGGGGCGGTGGCCATTCTGTCCATGCAGGCGCCGATGCAGTCCGTGGCAGCCAATGGCGGAGCGAACGGTGGCGCGCGCGTTCCGATGGGGCTCCTGTCGGGATCCGGCCTGGCGGGCGCCGTCAGCGCGGCAGCGCTTGAGGCCCCAACATTCATCCTGCTTGCCAGCGGCACCATCCAGGTCAGCGGCAGCGCCAACCTGACAGCCCCTATGCTGCGGCCGGTGACATCGGCCCATGCCTCCATCACGGCGCCCATGGGTGTGCTGTGGGCAAGCGGGTACGAGAACATCATCACCACGTTCGTCGGGTGGGCCATCAACCTGCAGCCCGGAGATGGAATGCCGCACCAGGTCACGCAGTACACCAACTGGCCCTTCAACCAGATCGTGCGCTTCGGGGACGACTACATCGGCGTCGCAGATGATGGTCTGTACCTGCTGGGCGGCGATACCGACTATGCCGACCCGACGCCCACCGGCATCCCGTGGCGCATGCGAACCGCCATCACCGACTTCGGCAGCCGGCAGAAGAAGGTGGTGCGCGAGACATTCATCCATGGACGCCTGGGCTCGACCGTGAGCGCCAAGGTTTCCGTTGGAGAAAAGGCCGATGTGACCTACGCCGCGGTGATCCAGCGCGGCACAAAGGCGCACCGGATCAAGTACGGCAAGGGCCTGCAGGCGCAGTATTGGTCCTTCGAGCTTGCCGATTCCGCTGGGTCGGAGTTCGACATGGATGCGCAGACTCACGACGCCCAACCAACATCAAGGAAACTCTGACATGGCCACCGTAGAAACCCTCATCAACAACGCGCAGACCTACGTCTCCAGCGTTCAGGAACTGGCGGACGATGCAATCGGGCAGATGCGCCTGGACGTGGCCAATGTCGGCTTCACCGCCATCAGCTTCAGCGGGATCTCGCTCCCTGAGGAGCCGGAGGTGCCGGATGTGTTGCAGGCGCCGGACCTGAGCCCGATCAGCCTGGAACTTCCAGCGGAACCAACCGACCGGCTTGTGTTCCAGGACATCAGCCAGATCGAGCCAGGAACCGAGCCGACCTTCAGCGCAACCGCCCCGACGATCACGATCCCCAGCGCGCCGGCGCAGTTGGCCGAGTTCACCGGCACCGCGCCGGAGATCGTCACCAGCTACACCTTCCCGGACCCGCCGGCCGCACTGGACGACCCAATCCCTCTTGAGCCGACGCTGGTCGATCGGGAGGCCCCGACTGCCCCGACCCTGGCCCTGCCTTCCCTGGAGGCAGTGCTGCCGACCAACGACACGCAGGCGCCTACCGACATTGCGGACACCTTCATCGCCTCGTTTCGAGACATCAGCCCGCAGTTCACGGCTGCGGTGGAGGGGCAGGTTGACGCCATGGTTGCCAAGTACAACCCGCAGTTCCACACCCAGATGGCGGCGATCGAGGCGCAGCTGACGCGCTACCTTGCCGGCGGCACCGGGCTAGATCCGACGGTGGAGAATGCGATCTACGAGCGGTCCCGCTCCAAGACGGATGCCGAGGCGCGCCGGGTCGCTGAGACGGCCTGGGCCCAGACGGCGGCACGCGGCTTCACCATCCCGGGCGGCGCGGTCACGGCGGCGCTGCGGCGTAACCGGCAGGCGCAGGCCGACACCAACGCGGCGGCCAGCCGGGAGATCGTGGTCATGCAGGCCGAAATGGAGCAGAAGAACCTCCAGTTCGCCGTCACCACTTCCATCGGGCTGCGCCAGGCCATCCTGTCGGCCGCTCTGAACTACCACCAGAACCTGATATCCATCAACGGCCAGGCGCTGGAGTATGCGCGCGCGATCGTGTCCAACATGGTCGAGGTCTACAACATCCAGGTGCGGGCATATGGTGTGCGACTGGACGCCTACCGGGCCGAGGTCGGGGCCTACGAGGCCAGGCTGAAGGCAACCATGGCCGCGGTGGACCTGTACCGGGCCGAGATCGACGCGCAGCAGGCGCTGGTAGCCATGGACCGGGCCAGGGTGGATCTGTACCGCTCGCGCATCGACACTCTGAACACCCTGGCGAACGTCTACAAGTCGCGCATCGACGCCGTGATCGAGCAGGCCAGCCTGGAAAAGCTCAAGCTGGACCTGTTCCGCACCAAGGTCGAGACGTATGTGGCTCAGACGCAGAGCAAGCGCGCCGAGTTTGACGCCTACACCGCAGCCTTGTCCGGCCAGGAGCAGCGGGTGCGGCTGTTCGCGGCCCAGGTCGACGCCTATCAGGCGCAGTTGACCGGCTACAAGACCAAGATCGAGGCGCAGTCCGAGGTTGTGCGGGCGCAGGCGGTGACGAACGACGCCCGGGCCAAGCAGTTCAGCGCCGTGCTGGACGGCTACCGGACCATCGCAACCGTCCGCGGCGACAAGGCGCGCACCGAGCTCGACGTGCAACGCGCGGCGCTGCAGGCCTTCGATTCGCAGACACGCGCGAACATCGCCAATGCCGAGGTCGGCGCGACGATCTACCGCGCCAAGGCCCAGGTGGCGATCGAAAACGCGAACCTTACCGTGAACACTCTCATCAAGAACGCCGACCTGAACCTGGAGCGGTCCAAGTCGGTCGCGCAAATCGGCGTGGCATCGGCAGAGGTCTACAAGGGCCTGGCCGGTGCGGCGCTGTCGGGCATGAACACCCTGGTAGCACAGACGCTGGCCGAGTAAGCCCCCGGCATTGCTGGTCAGCCAGCGATCCACTTCCCACAATTCGCGCCATCTTTCACGATGGGGCGAAGCCATGCAGACAGGGACCACTGAAAAACCACGGCTCGGCTATGCCAAGGGCGGCAAGATCCAGTGCATGGCCGACGGCGGGCTGGTCCAGCAGATCAAGGCCGGCGTGAACCGGCTGGTGGGCAACAACCCGGGCGCCATGACCTCGCGCGGCCGCAGCGAGGAGCAGGACGCGCCGGCGCCGACATCGAGCACCACGGCACCGATCAACAAGGCCAAGGGTGGCACGATCCCGGCCCCGCCAAAGGGCGCAGCACCCCACCCGGACGCCACCGGCACCGACACCGTGCCGATCATGGGCACGCCGGGCGAGTTCATGGTCAAGAAGGCCGCGGTCGACAAGCTGGGCGTGGACTTCATGGAGACGATCAACTCGGTGGCAGATGGCGACCCGCAGCCCAAGTTGGGTAAGGTGAAGCGCCGCCGCCGCCGCGCGAAGGCCAAGCCCATGGGCATGGCAGGTGGAGGCCTGGTGCCCTACGTGGACCACCGTCCATACCAGGGCGCGCCAGCCATGCCGCCGCAGCCTCAGCTGACCAACGGCATGCCGCCACCCGGGAGTGCTGTGGCCACGGTGCCACGTCAGGGATTCACCTATGGACCCGGTGTTGCGCCGGCTCAGCCGCCATCCAACATCACCGATGTCACTCCGCGCATGCCGAAGCCAAAGGGACCGCCAGCACTTCCGGCGCCGTCCGCGGCGCCTGCCGCTGCAGCGCCATCGGGGAAACCAGCGATTCCGCAGGTCGATGTGCAGCGCCAGTCCTGGCAGGGCCGCACCGGATCTCCGCAGGCGCAGGCGTGGCAGGCCTCGCGCGCCGCACCTGCGGCTGCGTCCGCATCGCATGGCGCACCTGCCGCAGCACCAGCACCGTCGACACCTGCTCCTGCGGCCACACCTGCGGCGCAATCGGCGACAGCATCGGGACCCAAAGGCAAGGCCTATGCCACCGGGAACGCACTCGGCAAGATTGCGCGGAAGGCTGTTCCGGCGGTCGTGGCTGTCAATGCGGCCACCCGATTGAATGACTTCAAGATCAACGATCCGTCTGTGGATTCCAGTGCCGCCGGAACTTTGTCGGCTATTGGCCAGGGTGACTTTGCAGGCGCAAAACGCAGCTTGTCAAAAGGAGCACTTGAGACACTTATGGATGCCGGGTCGATCGTGGCAAACGCTGCGGATGCAGTTGTGCCCGGAGACGCTCCAGTGTCAACGGCATACGGCAACTTCTTGCGCAGCAAGTTTGGCAGCCAGCTTGTCGACAACAGTGCGGCGCCGGTTGCCGCACTGCCTACGGCTATTGCTGCACCGTCGGCACCGGCCCCCATGCCTGCGGTGGCGCCAGCCAGCACGCCGGCGCTTGGCAGGGTGACGGCCGGTGCTCCGGTGATTGACCCGCGCAGCCTGACCAATCCTTCTGCTGCACCCGGGATCGTGGCACCAGCGCAGGTGGTGCGCACCGGGAACTCCTACAGCGGCGCACCGGGCATCACCGGCGACATCCAGATCACCGACCAGACCGGATCGCCCCGGCGCATGGGTGGCGGGGTGTCCGTCGTGCCAGGCGCGCCGGGCGGTGCCGCGCCGTCCAGCGGAAGCGATGCGGCCCTGTTCGAAGCCCGCAAGGCGGCCATCGCTCGCGGCGACGTGTCCAGCGTGGCGGCCAGCTACGGCGGCAACTTCGGGCAGAAGGTCGATCCCATCGAGGCCTTGATCAACAACGGCAAGCCCATGACCCCCCGCAAGGCTGCGGCCATCGCACAGCTGCAAGCCGCGCGGGCGCAGGCTGAGAACGCCGCCACGGACCGAACCGTTGCGACGACCAAGGCCGGCGCCGAGCGCGAATCCATCGAGCTCACGAACCGCGAGAAGCGCGCGATCGTTTCGGCTCAGGACGCCTACGCCGCGGCCAAGACGCCGGCCGAGCGCGCCGAGGCCGAGCAGCGCCTGCGGGCCGTGCAGGGCAAGTACGAGAAGGAGATCCCCAACCGCTTCACGGTGGTGCCAGGCGGCCAGGAGATCGGGGCAGACGGCGTGCCATTCACCCGGCCGGCCAGCGTGATCAACAACCAGACCGGCGAGTGGGTGCCGCAACCGCAATCCAGGGCAACGACGGCAACACCCAGGGCGCAGTACGACGCCATGAAGAAGGGCGACGTCTACATCGGCACCGACGGCAAGCAGTACATCAAGGGCTGACATGGCTACATCAACCGGCGCGTACAGCGCCAAAGACACGGCGGTCGAAGAACCATCGGGCGCCTACTCGCCCAACGACCGGCCTGCAGACGCAAAACCCGCATCCACGGCACGCCGCGCCGCCGACACCGGGCTGGCGCTTGGCCGCGGCATCGTTGCAATCCCCGAGGCGGCCGTTGGCGTGGCCGACATCGTCACGGGCGGGCGCGCCGGCAAGGCGGTGGAGCGCCTGGGGGTGCGGTTCAAGGACGCCAAGCAGGTCCTGACCGATGCCCAGAGCGCCGAGCAGAAGGCCGCCGACGCCCAGGTGCAGCAGGCCGACGGCTTCCTCCCCACGCTGGGCGCCATGGTGCGCAACCCCAGCACGATCGTGAACGCCGCCGCCGAGTCGGTACCGTCCATGCTGGCCGGCGGCGCCCTGTCGCGTGGCCTGGTCAATCGAGGCCTCGGAGCCATCACGGCCGGCGCAGCTGGCGAGGCCGCGGTGTCTGCGGGGTCATCCGCGGAGCAGGTGCGCCAGGAGAGCCCGACAGGGTTCCTGACGCCTAAGCAGGCCGCGCTGGCAGCCACGTCGGGCGCCGCGACCGGCATCATCAACCGGGCATCCGGCCAACTGGCTGACAAGCTGGGGATCTCAGACGTCAATACCGCCCTGGCCACAGGCAAGCTGGGCGGCGCGACCGAAAAGGGTGTGGCGCGCCGGGTTGCCGAAGGTGCGGTCAACGAGGGTGTTTTGCAGGAACTGCCGCAGTCGGCCCAGGAACAGGCCATGCAGAACATCGCGCTCGACCGGCCGGTGGGCGAAGGGGTTGCGCAGGCTGCGGCATCCGGGATGCTGGTCGGTGGCCTGACCGGTGCAGGGTTTGGCACAGTATCTGGAGGGCCTGCAAAGGCCGCGACAACCACAGAAGATCCGAGCCTTGGACGTGTCCAGCCTTCGCGCGTGCCGCCGGGGGTTATTCCCAGTGAAGCAGGGGGGGGCAACGCGGCAGCAGTTTCGCCTCCTGCGGCACCGCCTCCAGCACCTCCAGCACCCCCGGCAGCACCGGCGCCGAGCCGCGCGCAAGCCATGGGGATCAACCCAACCGCCGGACCCCTCCAGGCGGCGGCCGGCGTCACCGTGGACACCGGCGCCGACCTGGTCACGCAGCAGCAAGAGGTCGATCGCCAGCGCGCCGAAGCCCAATCCAAGGAGAAGGCCAAGCCTGGCGAGGATGGCAAGACACCAGAGCCGCAGGCCCCGGCGCCGGTGCAGCCTGCCACGCCGGATCCAACCGCCCCAGTCACCGGGCCGTTCACCCAGGCCATTCACGGAGGAGCAGCCAGCAATGTCACGCCGCCGACCGCACCCGTCGCCGATCCCCAAGGCGCGGCCGCAGCAATCCAGCCAGTCGCAGGTTCCGCAGCTGACGCCCCAGCAGCGCCTGGAGTTGGAGCAGATCAAGGGCCGCAGGGAGCGGGCCCAGTACCTGCTGCGCTTCCTGAACCAGTCACCGAAGTCCCCCCAGTAACCCAACCACCAACCCAGGAGAGCACCAATGCCAGCACTGCCGAAGTCATCGACCCAGAAACCGGCGAAATCACCCGGCCCGGACCGCAAGGAGAGGGTGGTGACGGCGTCCAACGGCCAGCGGATGCGGTCCAGCCTGGCGCAGATGCAGAAGGCACGCAGCGTGCCGCTGATGAGCCCGCAGCGCCCGCCAGCGCAGGTGCCCCGCCCGAAGGCGGCACTGCTGCGCCGGTAGAGCCGGTAGAGTCAGGTGGCGCTGACGACAACCGCGTGGAAGCGCCCGGTGTAGGGAATTCCAACCTCTCTGGCAATAGCGCGGATGCTGTGTCCAGCAGCGCGCAAGGCGGCGATTCTGGGAATGTCGTAGACGTACTTGTTTCTCGAATCAGGGAACTCAAGCCCGCGCTTCCGGAGGGCCTTCAGGAGGGCGCTGGCGCTGATTCCAAGCGATCTACAGACGCTGGCGCGGTTGCTGCCGCTGCGCAGCATCTCAATGGCCTTCTCGACATCCCATCGGTTGTGAATCGTAGTGGTATCGATGCCCTCCTCAATGAGGCGGCGACGGACTATGCTTCTGTGGACGCCCACTTTTTCGGCAACGCGCGCTATGCTGAGGCCCTCCGAACGAAGGGCTTTGGCGGCCTCAATGTCTACGGGAAGACGGTGGTGAAGCGACGTGTGCTCGCCGCGATCCAAGACCTCAAGATTCGAAAACTTGTTGTCGACCTTCTTCCGGTTGATGTGGTGGACATGCTCATTGCTGGTCAGGGTCCTGCCGGTGATGCGCTCTACAACAAGGCGATGCTCCTTGACATTCTGTCGCGTCCCGGGGCGCTTGATGACCCGATAACCGTTGGCCGGTTCATCGACGCGATAGCGGCCCGTCTGCCAGTCGCCTTTGCATCGGCGGTTGCAGAAAAAGAGCCCACTCTTCGAGTGCGCGATGCGGTACGCGCCGATGTTGAAGGCGGCGCCGCAAGTGGTGCAGATGACAGCGTGAGTCATGGCCAAGAGAGTAGCACCAAAGGCGTCGATACAGAGCAAAAGCCCCCACCGAATGGTACGCCGGACACGCCGGCCAAGCCCACCGGCGGCAAGAATCTGCGAGGCGCGGCCTACGATCGCAACCCACTGATGACCTTCCTGGCCAAGCATGGCTTGTTCCACGACAAGGACAGGCCCGGCAGCCAGAAATCGGAGTTCAGCCCGGACAGGCAGGTGATGGTCATGGGCTATGGCCCGGTGTTTCGCAAGAATGGCCGCCAGCTGGACGAGCTGCTCCCGCTTGCCATTCAGGACGGCTATTTGCCGCCCGGCTCCAACGAGGCGGACCTGGCGAACCTGATCGCGTCGGCGATTCGCGGGAACCGTGTCGCCCCGATGTTCACGGACGATGGCGCGGAGAAGGCTGCCGCGCTGCGCGATCAGCGGGACCGTGAGGACTACGAGCGCAAGCAGGCAGAGGTCTTTGCCGACCTGGACCGGCAGGCCTCCGAAGAACTGGAGGGCGCACTTGCGGACCTTACGGACGCCGAGTTCTCCACGTTGCGCGCAGAACTGCTCGATGGCCCTGTCGCCGATATTGATGCAGAATCCAACACCGATGTCCGGTCGGCCATGAAGGCGCTCGGATTCACCGACCAGGAGATCGACGATGCAACTGCCCAAGGACAAGGCGCGCCGGGCCAAGATGGCGCGGGCCGCAGCGGCCCTGCTGAAGCTGCCGGCCAAGGACAGGGCGAAGGCGCTCAACAAGGAGTCGATGCGACGGCAGAAGGAAGCCAGGACGACGAAGGCCTGACGTCGCCAACCCGCGATGATGTGATCGCGCAGCAGGACCGCGCAGAGAACGCCCAGGCCCTGGACGACAAGGCGCAGATCGACCGGGAGTCCGAGGGCTTCCAGCTGCAAGCGCAGACCGTCGATACCCGCACCGACACCACCGGCGATATGTTCGGCGGCCCGTCGGTCGACGACTACCAGCAGGACATGGCGCGCCGGCGCAAGCCTGGCACCGAGCCGCAAGGTCCTAGCCTGTTCGATCAGCCAGCGGAACCAGATCCGGGGCCGCAGGCGGCAATCACGCCGGAGCAGGCTGCAAACCTGACGCGCGGCACCATCGTGAAGGATGGCAAGGGGGTCGAGTATTACGCCTGGAGCGCCAGGTTTGACAGGCTGGACGTGATGCCGATGAAGGACGGCAAGCCGGAAGTGTTCGCCGGCAACGCCATCCGGTTCGCCCTGACGGACGCGGCGCGATCAGCCAACCCGGAGTACCGGACCGACCCGCTCTACGTGGTTTCTATGCCTACGGAGGCCCCGACCGCGGCAGCGCCAGCCAATCGGTTCGAGGCCGGCCAGGCCCTGACAAAGGAACAGCGCAAGACCGTGCTGGCCAGCCTGGTGGACGTCTACAAAGCCAAGGGTGCACCGCGGGAGCAGAAGGGGATCGGTGCCGACGGCAACGAGCGGTATGGCTACGTGCACAGCCCGGAACTGTTCGAGAAATCGGACATCACCGGCGCCATGGTGCGGTACTACGTGACCCTGCCTGACGGGCGCATTGCGCATCCGAGTGAGCTTTTCCCCAACTACACCCAGGCCGACATCGACGCGGCCATGGCAAAAAACGCGGCCGACGAGCGCAATGATGCCGACTCGCAGCGCCGGGCCGAGGCCAACGCGGAGCAGTTCAGCAAACCCAGCGCGGCCGAAGCGGATGCCGATTGGGTGCGCCGAAACCCGGGCCCCAATGCGCTGGTGGACTGGCGGACCAACAAGCGATATTCCCTGGTCCCAATGACCAAGGACGGCAAGTTCTATTCGGTGCGCGACGACGACACCGCCTTGATGAAAAGGCTGGAGCGGGCGGGGTGGGTGCAGGCAGATGCTACGCAGCAACCAGCACCCTCGGAGCCCGCCGCCCAGGCGGAGCCGACAGACTGGATGGCCGAGTTGTTCGGGTCGCCTGAAGATCAGGCTGCATCACAGGCGCGGTTTGAAGCTACCACGGCGGCCGCCAAGGCGGATATTGGCCGGATTCGATCCGCCATCTCCACCGAGCAAAGCCGGGCCAAGGCTGAATATGACGACTGGGCCTCGCGCAAGTACAAGGCCAACAAGACACAGGTCGATCTGCGCGGAGACGGGCCAAGCAACCAGGCATCCATGTCGATCGGAGCCATCAACGAGTCTCGTCGGCGCAATGCCATGGAGGCGCTGACGCAAGAGATGAGCGCCCTGGAAAAGATGGCCGGCGAGGCATCTACCGAAACGGGTGTCGAGCGCATGCTTGCTGGCCTGCGAGATCTCCTCGCAAAGGCCAAAGAGGTCGCTGCCACCGGGAACGGGTTGTTCAAGAGCGCGGACCAGCAGTTCGAATACATGCTTCTGGACGGGTTGAAGTTCCGCGGCCCAGGTGGCAAGGGGAACGTCACCAGCAATGGACTGAGCAAGGCGATCCTCGCGGCCATCAAGCCAGCAGAGCCCGCCGCCCAGGCCAGCGCCATCCTCGATGCTGCCAACGTCACCGGCAAGGACCGCCTGGACATCATCAAGGACGTGAAGGCCGGCGCACTGACGCCGGATGAAGTGCAGGCGGCTTTCCCAGAATCGCAGAAGCCAGACGAAGTGACGCCACCCGCATGGCATACTGCCATCCCGGACCAGGGCACCAAGGTCGTTCCTGCCGACGAAAAGAACTACAGCCAGATCCCGCATCGAGTGGCCACTGAGGCGGTCGAGGCCGTCACGCAGACCCAGTCCATGGGCAACATGGCCTTGTATGCCTACGTGCTACCGGCGACTGACGGCCACCACGGCGCCGCGCGCCTGTTCCCCGATGACCAGACGCCGCCGGCCCCGTGGTCATTGCTGTTCCCCGAGGCCATGCGCATGGGGATGCTGACCAAGGAGCAGGCCGTCGAGAAGTTGGCCAGCGCACTTCGCAGGGCACCGATTCTGGGGACGATGGCGACCGCACAGCCCGAAAATCCGCGCCTGCCAAAGCCCGGTGAGGTCGATAACTTCGGCGAAACCCTGCCACCGGCCCGGCGCAACATGGCCGCGAAGCTGGACGAAGACCTGACTGACGACGACATCGCCAATCGCCCCCTGAGCGAGATTTGGCCACTGGCCGAAAACCAGGCCATTGAGGACACGTTCCCCGCCGCTGTGGCTCATGCTGCGCGCGCTGAAGTCCCGTCCAAGCCGCGGGTTGCCTACAAGCTCAAGCAGTGGGTGCAGAAGGTCAAGGCCGTGCGCGAGCTCGCCGCCATGATCGTGAGCGGCCGGTTCACCCGGGAGCAGTTCATTGCCAAGGCGCCGGCATCGCTCAAGGACTGGATGACCAAGGTCATGCTGCTGGAGCAGATCCCGCGCGACCAGTGGAACCGGGTCGATGCCGTCGAGGAGCGGCCGGACTCGTTTGGCTACAAGGACGGCCAGCAAGTCCGAATGCCGCACCTGAACATCAGGATCGACGGCAAGTCGCATTGGCTTACCGGGGATGCCGACATTGATGGCGATGTCCGCGGGACGCTGGTCGGCAACATGCAAGGGGTGCGCGCCCTGCTGGCCGCAGCAGAGCCCGAGGAGCGCATGCAGTTCGAGATCCGCCAGCGCCGGGGCGGCAAGGTCTTCATCAACAAGAAGGGCGATAGCGAATACCGCGCCCTGATGGAGTTCGATGTCGTCGCGGATGCGCGCAAGGCGATCAACGAGCAGTACGCCGAACTGGTGGCGGCATGGGAGGCAACCAAGGCCCGCGACAACATCACTGAGCGCGATCTGCGCAGCGCCGAGAACCGCCCGCGCGTCGGCAAGGACCACCGCAGCGGCCGGGACGTGACGCCCGAGGAGTTCCAGTCCAAGTTCGGTTTCCGCGGAGGCGAGTTCGGCAAGTGGGTCAAGCAAGGCAAGGGCGACAAGGAGCGCCAGGCCATCCTGAACAGCGCCTATGACGCCCTGATGGACCTGGCCAGCATCGCCGGCATTCCGCCCCGGGCCATCTCCCTGAACGGCACGCTGGGCATCGCCTTCGGTTCGCGGGGAAGCGGTTGGGCATCGGCGCACTTCGAGCCCGGCAACCTGGTCATGAACCTGACCAAGACGCGCGGAGCCGGCGCGCTGGCGCACGAGTGGTTCCACGCCCTGGACAACTACTTCAGCCGCATGCGCCGGGGTGGAGAGGAGGACCGCAACTTCTCCAGCGCAAAGCAGTACAACGACCAGAACTTCATCACCCACCGGCCCGAGCCGATGATGGTGCCCAAGAACGTGCTGGGCGGCCGGTATCTGGCACCGATGACGCTGGGCAAGCTGCAGGCCATGCACGAGGCCCGCAAGGACAAGACGGACGCCTACAACCCGGACAACTGGCAGCGCGACCCTAAGACGCCCGAAGGTGTCCGCCCCGAGGTCGAGGCCCGGTTCGCCGCGCTGGTGGACGAACTGAACAAGTCGCCCATGACCAAGCGCGCGATGCTGCTCGATGGCGTGAAGTCCGGCGAAGGCTACTGGTCGCGCACCCTGGAGCGTGCGGCGCGGGCATTCGAGAGCTACGTCATCGCCAAGATGCACGAGGAGGGCTACCACAACGACTTCCTGGTGAACGTCAAGAAGTCGGACGAGACCGGCAAGGCGGGCGACCGCTACCCGTACCTGATGGCCGGTGAGGTCAAGCCGATTGCCGAGGCCTTCGATGCGCTGTTTGACACGCTCGAAACAGCGGAGGATGATGCTGGCAATGTCGCCATCCGCGAACCCGAGTCCCCCTATGAAACCGACCTCTTCGGCCAGCCAGTACCCGCCCCAGCCGGACGGCCTGCGCCTGCCCGACCCAAAATCACCCGGATACGTGGGGACGTACAGCCCGCCTCCGGAGTACAGGACACTCCCGCCCCTGCCGGTGAATACTTCGCCAGCACCATCGTCGGCTCCGAAGTCTCCCGCGAGCTAGGCGCCAGCAAGATCACCACGCCTGAGCAGGCAGCCCAGGCCACCGCCTACCTCTACAAGTCCGCCGTCGAGCGCCTGGACGGCATCGTCACGGACGCCAACGGCAAGCCGCTGGGCATCGTCGGCGGGTTCAAGGGCGCTCTGGCGCAGACATCCGTCTACCCGGCCACACTGGTGGCCGAGGCGGTGCGCATCCCGGGTGCTGCGCGGATCTGGTTCTCACACAACCACCCCAGCGGCAGCCCGCAGTTGTCGCGCGCCGACGAGATGCTCAACCAGACGCTGACCGATGTGTTCCGTGGCAGTGGCATCGAGCCCATGGGCCTGCTAGCCATTGGAGACGGGAGATTCAGCCATGTCGGCAACAGTTCCGGCAGCATGATCTCCAATGAGCCGATCACCGCTCCGACCTCGCGCGTGAGCGTACCAGTGATCGAGCGCACCCTGGCACCCAACGGCATCACCGGGACGACCATCAGCAGTCCGCAGGCGGCCAAGCAGGTGGCGCGAGACTTCTACGACCGCGCCAAGCAGCCTGGCCTTATGCTGTTGAACTCGCAGAACGGCGTCATCGGTTGGGTGCCCATCACCGACCAGATGAAGGGCGAACTGCGCGGCACTGGCGGTCTGAATGCTGTCTACCGCGCCATCAGCGAATCGAATGCCGGTGCGGCCATCATCGTCCATGGCGGGGAGTTGACCCACCAGTCAATTCCGAAGCGGTTCCCCCAGGTCACACCCAGCGAGAACATCGCCGCTGCACTGTCCAGGATCGACGTTCGCCCGCTGGACTCCATCGAGATCCGACCAACCAGAACGAAGTCAGCGGCAGAAATCGGCATGAGCATTGCCGATGGCCCGGTGTTCGCCCGCGGCAACCCGTTCTACAGCGCCCTGACTGCCGAGCTATCGGGGGTGAATGCCGCGGCCCAGCCCGCCCTGGGGTGGGCCAACACCATCAACGGCCTGGTGAAGGCCGGCAAGGTCAAGCAGGACGAGGTCAACTGGTCCGGGGTGCTGGACTGGCTCAAGCTCCAGCAGGGCAAGGTCACGCGCGAGCAGGTGGTGCAGTTCCTGGACGCCAACGGGGTGAAGGTCACCGAGCGCGTGCTGTCTCAAGCCGACAACCGGGTAATGGAGCCTGATGAGATCAGGTCCGATCTGCTTTCCGATTACCAGGGGCGCGATACACAATGGCTGCGCACCCACTACGAGGCGGAACTCGACGAAAAGCCGCCAAAGGACTACCCCAGAGCCGATCTGATTGCCGACCTTGTAGAGGCAAAGATGGCCTACTTCGAGGCCAACCCCGGCGACTATTCGCCGACGCAAACGACCAATGGTGCTGCCAGGTATGGCAAATACCAACTTCTCGGCGGCACCAACTACCGCGAGGTCCTGCTGACGCTGCCGGTCAAGAGCAAGTGGGCCAGCTACGACAGTGCCGGCAACCTGAAGCTATGGATCGATGGC